AAAGCCTTGGAGAAAGGTTATGACAAGTTCACCAAGATGGCTGCCAATCTATCCAAGGTAGCCACACTTCCTAAGGATTTGCGTGATGATTTGACTGTATTCTTTCTGTCCCATGCTGAAGAAAGCACAGACATAGAAGGTAACAGAAAATTAAAAGCAAAGACTATTGGAAAAATGGTTGATAATGTTCTAACTTTGGAAGGATTATTCTCCATAGTTTTATTTGGTAAGGTAAAGAAAGACAAAGAACTGGGTGTCAGATACATATTTGAAACTCAGAACAATGGTGAAAATACCTGTAAGTCTCCTAAAGGAATGTTCCCAACCTTTGAGATTGCAAATGATTTGGCTCTAGTAAAGCAAGCAATTATAAATTATGAAAATTAAAAAAGTAAAAAAATGATTAGTACAAAAGACATCAAAGGAAACAATGAGGGTGGTATCCCTAAGAACTTGCAACCAGGTAATCACACCTGCACTGTAAATGGAATTAGACTAGAAGAGTTTAAGTTCAAAGCAGGTGCTTATCATATTATTCTTAGTCTTGAAGGTCCTGACAAAGGATCAGACTTTGAAGGCTTCTTCATTGACAAGAACAATGAATCCAGAGGCAGACATAGAGGTCAAGTTGCAGAAGTAAAAGCAAGTGAGTGGGCATATGCTGATGGTCAAACCAAATCAGGTATTGAAGTAAAGAGAGATGATGAGATCCTTAAGTTCCTTAAGAACTTCTGTAACTCTCTTGGCATCAATGAATGGTTGATTGATCAAGATGGTAAGCACGCTACAATTGAATCCTTGGTCAGTGCTCTTAATAAAGAACAACCTTTCAAAGGTAAAGCAATTGACTTCTGTATTGGTGGTAAAGAATATACCAATAAGAATGGCTATACTGCTTATGATATGTTCCTACCTAAATTCTCTAAAGCAGGTGCACCATTTGGTACATCTAAAATAGCAGTCTTTAGTGAGTCTGAACATATCAGAAAGAAAAAAGTAGAAACTGTATCTGAGTTTGGAAATGACTCCAGCTCAGGCAGTGCAGACTTTGAGTTGTAAATTGATAAATTACAAACTTGGGATAGAGGGGGCTAGAAATGGTCCCCTCTTCTCATTTATACTAAAGAGACATGATAAGAACAAAAGCAATTATTTCAGATTTGACAGAGATCCCCAAGCCTTGGGTGTTTGAAAACTATCTGAAGCTTCCAGAGAAACTAACAGGGCAAAACCTAATGATATTATCTCCATTTAATGTAGCTGACAAGAGACCATCCTTTGGTATCTATGTAAGTGAAAAAGATAATGCCACTTATAGGTTCAGAGATTTTAGTACAGGTATATCAGGTGATGGCATAACATTAGTCCAAAACTTATTTAACCTGACAACCAGAGGTGAGGCAGCTCATAAGATTATTGAGGAGTATAATCAGTATGTACTCAATAATAAAGATGACTATTCTCACCGTGAGTTTAAAGTACAAACCAGATATAAGGTAACCAACTTTACCAAGACAGATTGGAATAATCTAGATGCAAAGTATTGGGGCAAGTTCCATATTGGCTCAAGGCTTCTAGAGAAGTATAATGTCTTTCCTCTTAGTTCTTATACTATGCAGAAGGAGACAGATGGATATATCCAAGAATTGGTAATAACAGGTAGACATAATATCTATGGTTATTTCAGGGCTGATGGAACTCTATATAAGATCTATCAACCCACACTTAGAGATACTAAATTCATTAAGGTAAGAGATTATATCCAAGGCACTGACCAGCTTACCTATAAGAAAGACTATCTCGTAATATGTAGTTCACTCAAGGACATGATGTGTCTTATGAAGCTAGGCTATAAGAACATTGAAGTTGTGGCACCAGACAGTGAGAACAGTTTAATTCCTGCGCATGTTATGAATGCTTATAAACTTAAGTATAAAAATGTGTGCACTCTGTTTGATGTAGATCAGCCAGGTTTATTAGCCATGCAAAACTATGAGAACAAGTATGGTATAAAAGGAGTTGCTCTAGATCTATCTAAAGATCTTAGTGATTCTGTTAGAGACCATGGAGTAAACAAAGTAAGAGAAGTATTAACTCCATTATTAAAACAGGCATTATGTTAGAAGAACTAGATAAATATTTTCAAAAGCTTGGTTGGAGAGATACAACTGAAGCTTATTATGGATTAGACTTCACACCTTTTATGAATGTCATAGAAGAGTATGTTCAATTAATTAAAAAACAAGACAATGATACAAAAAGAATTTGTTCCTTATGATATAGCCTTAGCTCTTAAAGAGTTGGGTTTTGATGAACCTTGCATGGCTTCTAGAGATATGGACAATGGAGAGGGTCTTATACAATTGCCTTTGTACCAACAAGCATTTAGATGGTTCCGTGAAAATAATATGCACAGCTATATAGATTTTGCAGATGGCAAGTGGAGCTTTATAATCTTTGACACAAAGCTTCCAGTATATTATTATCCTATACAAGATCAGGATACAGATACTAATGATAATGTAGAGTATGATACATATGAAGAAGCTGAGATAGCTTGCCTCAAGAAACTAATAGAGATAGTTAAAGATGGTAGAAAAAGTAACTAAAAACATGGAAGAAACTAAATATTATTGGATGTCTGTTAAGGTAAATGACATGTGCTTAGACTTAGTAGATACTGAGCACCCTTTTATAGTAGTAACAAAGCTTAGAAGAAACTCTTCTGTTAGAGGTTTACTTAACTGGAAAGAGATTAGTAAGGAAGATTACATACTGTTTCAAGACATATTATACAATATAACTAAGTATGTAAGTGAAGATGACCGCCCAGCTATAACAATTACAACAGAAAAAAATGATCCAAAAAGTAACTAGAAAGTCTATGGTTATTAGGCCCAGTGGCAGGAGCACAGACTTTATTAGTCCAAGCTTTGGCCACGGGTGTCTATATAACTGTAGTTACTGCTACATGAAAAGACATAAGAGAGAAGGATTAGATATAGCAACTAACACAGAAACAATACTTACAGCTATAGATCACCATGTGTGGTTTGCTGATGTTGAGAAACCAAATCAAACTCATGAATCATTTATCACTTATGACATTTCTTGTAATGAAGACTTTGCTCTACATACAAAGTATCATGAGTGGCAAAAGATATTTGATTTCTTTAAGACACATCCGCTGGCAATGGGAAGCTTTGCTACTAAGTATGTGAATGAGGATTTGCTAGAGTTTAATCCTGAAGGAAAGGTAAGAGTAAGATTTAGTCTTATGCCACAGAAGTATGCTAATATACTTGAACCAAATACCACACCAATAGATCTTAGAATAAAAAATATAGATAGATTTATTAATGCTGGGTATGATGTTCATATTAACTTTAGTCCAGTAATAGTAACTGATGATTGGCTAATAGAGTATGGTGAATTATTTAGACAAGTTCAAGGTACTATAGAACATAAAGACAAGGTTAAAGCTGAGGTTATATTCTTAACCCACAATGAAGAGAAACATAAAAGTAATCTAGTATATGAGTTACCTGGTGAGCATTTGCTATGGCAACCAACAATACAAGAAGCTAAAGTATCTCAATATGGTGGGAAGAATATAAGATATAAGCATGACCTGAAGGCTCAGTATATAAAGGAATGGACTGAGCTACATAATGAAATCATTCCTTGGAACCTTATAAGATACATTTTCTAAAAAATTAATTATATGAGTACTAGAAGAGAAGCAGATAGAGCTATTGATGATATAAAAGATGTAATAGACAATCTAATATCTGAAAGAGATGATTTAATTGAGAACACATATACATTAAAAAGACAGCTTGAAAGTCTTCAAGAAAAAATAGATGATTTAAAAAGTGATAATGCAGATCTTCTTGAACAGATTGATGAACTTAAGTTAGAAGTTTTAGAAGCTCAAAAAATAATAAATGAATCTCAACATCAGACTTTAAATGCTATGTACAATTCTGTTGATGGAGGAGATAAAACTTTAGCTCAAGAAGTAATAAACAATCTTTATAAAAAATAATATTACAATGGAAAACAACAGACATATATGGGAGGGTTGGACTGTACAAGATTTTATAGAAGATCTTGAACAGACTTTCCAATATCAAAAGTTTAAGACCAAAGAAGAAGTAAAAGATTGGTGTAAATCAGAACAACCATATTATAAGAAGCATATTCCTGAAGTATACAATTACTTTAGAAAAAAAGCTGGGTTATGAGTTGGACATATAAAGGAGCTGTCTTTATGGATCATATGATTCCTGAAGGGGCTGTTGGATTTGTTTATCTAATGAGTGCTATTATAGATGGTAAATCTGTAAGCTACATAGGTAAGAAAAACTTTTACTCTAATAGAAAGGTAAAGCTTGGTAAAAAAGCTTTGCCTACTGACAAGAGAAAGAAAGGATACAAGCAAGTCCAAAAGTTAGACTATCAAAACTACTATAGTAGTAATGATGTTCTTAAATCTGCAGCTAAGAAAGGTGTCTCAATTAAAAGAGAGATTATACAAATCTGTCTTAGCAAGACTGAGTTAACATATTATGAGACTAAACTCCAGTTTATATATGGGGTATTAGAATCTGATATGTATCTCAATGGAAATATATTAGGTAGGTTTTATAAAATAAAATAACATGAGCAATAAAATAAATGATGTAGTATTACCTATGGGTATTATTATAAAATTAAAAGATCTAGGTATTACACTTATAGAAGCAGACTATCAAGGATCAGGAGACAGTGGTCAAATAGAAAATTTTACATATTATTCTAATGATGATGTAGTAGATGATATTCCAAATGATGTACATGAAAATATTGAAAGCATGTTCTATGGTCAACTTGAGTATACAGAAGATTGGTATAATAATGAAGGTGGATATGGTACTATTAACTTTAATCTAAATAATTTATCAGTTAAAATTGATGAGTCAATTAGATATACTGAAACTAAAGATACTCAGTACTCATTCTATATTAAACCAGAATAGTATGGCGCATCCACATGAACATGCTAA